CAGGATCAGCAATTTATTCATGGATCGCTGAAGATCTTTTACTTTATGGTGTTGCTTATGGAATGGTAATGGATGCTTACGCAGCCACAGATGCTTCAAGAATTAGAGCATGGACAAGAATTGCTCCTGGTCGAGTATTTGCTTCACTAAATGGTAACTCAACAGAAATTGAGTATTACACAGTTGATGGAAAGCGAGTGCCACCATTTGGATTAGGTTCGCTAATTGTATTTAACGGATTAGATGAGGGAATACTTAATCGAGCAGGTCGCACAATTAAAGCTGCCGCATCATTAGAACAAGCTGCTGAAATGTATGCAAAAGAGCCTATGCCACAAATGGTCTTAAAGTCAAATGGCACAAACTTAACTCCAGAGCGCATTACAAAATTATTAGAGTCATGGAAAATATCAAGATCGACAAGATCAACTGCATTTTTAAATGCCGATGTTGAATTACAGGCTTTAGGATTTGATCCGGCTAAATTACAATTAAATGAAGCTCGTCAATACCTTGCTTTAGAAATTGCAAGAGCATCTGGCATTCCAGCATCATTCGTATCTGCTGAAACTACTTCGATGACTTATTCAAACATGACAGCAGAGCGTAAAGCATTAATTGATTTCTCACTACGACCAATACTTACTGCAATTGAGCAAAGACTATCCGCTGCGGATTTTTGCCCGAACGGAATTGAAACCAGATTCGACATTGATGATTTCTTGCGTGGTTCAGCATTAGAGCGAGCGCAAGTCTATGAAATCCTAAACCGCATTGGCGCGATGAGCGTTGAGCAAATCCAAGAGGAAGAAGATCTAATACGATGAAAATTAATTTCCCAATAGAGATAACAGCTGCCGATACTAACAAGCGCACAATCTCAGGAAAGATCGTTACATGGGATGAGCAAGGATCAACAAGTGCAGGATTAACTGTATTTGAAAAAGATTCAATTGATTTCTCAAAGCCTGTTAAATTACTGCTTGAGCACGAAAGAACTAAGCCACTTGGAAAACTTGTTGACATAACTGCAACAGATACAGGGCTGGAAGCAACATTTCGCTTGGCTAAGACTTTTTCAGCCGATGACGCATTAGAGGAAGCTGCAACAGGATTAAGAGATGGATTTTCTGTCGGAGTCAAAATTAATGAATGGAAAAATGAAGAAGGCGTGCTAAGAATTAAATCAAGCACACTTCAAGAAGTTTCACTCGTTACAGATCCAGCAATTGACAGCGCAAGAGTCGCTGAGGTTGCAGCTAGTGAAACACCAGAGAATTCCGAAGCAACCGCTGAGGAAACCACAACAAAGGAGAACAAAGTGTCAGAAATTACTTCTGAGGCTCCTATCGCAACCGAAGCGGTAGAAGCGACACAGGCTCCAGTTGTAACAGCCAACTACATGGCATACACAAAGCCAAGAGTTGATACAAATGTTACAGCAGGACAATATCTAAACGCACAGGTTCGTGCGATTCAAGGCGATACAGATGCTCGTGACTTAGTTGCAGCATTACAAATCGCAACTGTTTCTGAGAACACAGGAATGGTTCCACCAAATTATTTGCGTGATGTTATCGGTATTATCGATTCATCTAGACCTTTCATTGACAGCATCGAGCGTGCACCGCTTCCTCCTGCTGGAATGAAAATTTTTACTCCCCTATTGGGAACACAAGCAACTGTTGCATTAACAGCAGAGGGTGCTGAATACAGCTCAACTGACACAACTGTCACCTTTCAAGAGGATTCAGTTGTCAAGTTTGCGGGCGCCGGGGTAATAAATCAAGAGCTTCTTGATAGGTCAGACCCATCGTTCCTAGATCTTTATATTCGTGAGTTGGCTGCTAGCTATGCACAAAAGACAGATGCTTATGCAGCAAAAATTGCATCAGAGGCAGCAGCAGGATCAACAGGCTCAACAATTTATGCAGCAATCGCTGATGGAATTGCAGATGCTTATGGCGTTATGCGCTTCACACCAAACCGTTTATTGGTTGCACCATCAGGTGGTGAGGATGGCGTTGATTTCGCTGGATTACTTGGCGCAGTTGCAGATGGTCGTCCACTATTCGCAGCAGCAGCACCACAAAATGCTGCCGGCTTAATCACACAAGGTTCAACAAACGGAACAGTCGCAGGACTTGACCTGATCGTTGATCCTAACTACACAGGTGACAATGCAAATGTTAAGCATGCACTTGTTTATCCAGCAGCAGCAATGCGATTCCATGAGTCCGGAACTTTCGAGATTCGTGCAAACATCGTTGCCAATGGTCGAGTTGAAATCGGTCTATACGGATATGTTGCAGTAGTTAATCGCTATCCAGCAGCATTCCGCAAACTATCAGTAGCTTAATTTAACTGAGTGCCTGGGGTTGCTCCCGATCTCAGGCATCCATTAATGGGAGTAAGGAGATGACATGCCAAGTATAATTACAGCCACCGAGTTGAGATCTGTGCTTGGTGTGTCATCATCCTTGTATAACGATGCTTATTTAGACGGAATTATCGACACAGCAGAAAACACAATTCTGCCGATGTTAGTTACATTTAAGAGCGCAGTTCAAAAAACAGTTTTACAAGATAATGTTGCCACATTTACGACAGTTGGCGTGCATGAATTTACCGAAGGCCAATCGGTAGTTATTGCTGGTTGCTTGAGTCCCTATAATGGAACTCGCACAGTATTAGCAGATAATCTTGGCGACTATACTTTTTCAGCTAGTATTACAAACGCAGATGTCAAAGAAGCAAATGTTATTCCAAGCGGAAGTGCCACATTAACAGGCGCGTCAACTTATGTTGGAAATCAATCAGTTAAATCAGCAGTACTTGTCATTTCAGTTGAAGTATTTCAATCAAGAGTTGCAGCAGGTGGACAAATAGAAGGCGTTGATTTTACAGCCACACCTTACAGAATGGGTCGATCACTCTATTCAAGAGTAATTGGAATTCTCGGGCCTTATGTAGATGTTGAAGGTATCTGTCAATAATGCCTAACCAAACAATTCTTGAGCAAGTTCGCACGCCTTTAGCAACTGCTTTATCTAGCGTCGCAGGTAATGTTTATTCATTTGTGCCTGAAACAGTTATCCCACCAGCTGTTGTAGTTGTGCCGGATTCACCATATTTAGAATTTGAAACAATTAATAAATCAAATATTAGATCTAAGGTCAATATGACCATTTCAGTTGCAGTTGCCTATAATAGCAATCCTGCATCGCTTGATAATATCGAGCAGTTAATCATAAGTGTTCTGGCAGTTATTCCAGCAGGATATATTGTCAGTTCGGTCGAAAGACCAACAGTTACAACAGTTGGAGCATCAACGCTGCTAATTGCAGATGTTCGAGTTTCTACCTACTACACAAGAACCGTCTAAGGAGTAATCATGGCAACCACAGTAATCACCGGTCGTGATATTTCGCTGTCTTTCTCAGGTGGAACAGACATCGAAGCACAAGCGACTAATGCAGTATTAACAAAAGTTAACGAGCGTCAAACTTATCAAACACTTGATGGCGTTGCTTACAAAACAACAGATATTTCCGGCACATTCCAGTTAGATATGTTGGCAGACTGGGGTAAAGCAAACTCAGTATGTGAAGCAATTTGGACAGCTGCCGAGTCAGCTCCAGATACAGGAATTGCAGTTACTTTCACATCTGCAACAGGCGCACAATTTGTATTTGACATTTTGCCTGAGTTTCCAACAGCAGGTGGAGCAGGAGTCGATGCACAAGAAGTTTCATTTACATTCACCGTCAAAGGTGGAGCAGTAACAGAAACATTTAGCTAAGATCTAACAACGGGAGCAAACAATGAAGTTACCAATTACAATTGAATATAACTCAGGCGAGCAAGCCACTTATGTAGCCCAACCGCCTGAGTGGGCAAAGTGGGAAAAGCAAACTGGCAACACGATCGGGCAAGCCAAAGAAAAACTTGGCATGTGGGATCTAATGTTTTTAGCATATAACGCACATAAGCGAGAAAATGCTGGAAACCCAGTTAAACCATTTGAGGTTTGGATGGAAACAGTCGCAGATGTCATAGTCGGTGATGCAAACCCAAAAGCCACCCAGCAGGAAGCCTAAATCGTTTATTGGTTGAGTTGGCACTAGCCACACAAATTCCAATGAGTGAGTGGGTTGATTCAGACGACATTTTGACAGCGATAGAAGTATTGGAGCAGAGGTATGGCAAGTGAAACAATTGCTTACAGTCGCAACGATATACGCGATATTCTTAAAGCTTTCAAAGTCATGGATGCGCAAGCCACAGAAGAAGCAAGAGTTCAATCTGCTGCTTTGGCGACTTATGCATCTGAGGAAATTAAGACAGCAGCTAGAGGTCGAACAAAGTCAGGCAAGGTTGCGCAGAGAGTCGCGGATGGCGTTCAAGTATCAAAGTCAAGCAAGATCGGTGAATTCAAATACGGATTCGCAAGACAAAAGTTTTCAGGTGGTGCTTCTACACAAACCCTATGGGGTGGCGTTGAGTTTGGTTCAAATAAATTCAAACAGTTTCCTAGTTATTCGGGAAGGTCAGGTCGTGGATCTCGCGGATGGTTCATTTATCCAACCCTTCGCAGAATTCAGCCTGAATTGATTAACAAATGGGAAGCTGCATACAACCGCATTTTGGATAAGTGGGCATAATGGCAAGAGATACTAGAACCCTATCGCTTAAGATCCTTGCGGATATTGATGACTTAAAAAAGAAGCTAGATGAAGCCGATGGCAAGGTTCAAACCAATAGTGAAAAAATTGCGGCATTTGGAAAGAAGGCTGCTGCTGCATTTGCTGTGGCTACTGCTGCTGCCGTTGCCTATGCTGGCAAATTAGCCGTTGATGGGGTCAGGGCTGCAATAGAGGATGAAGCTGCACAACTTAGGTTAGCCAATGCCTTAAAGGCTGCCACAGGGGCTACTGATGCCCAAATAAAGGCAACTGAGGACATGATCTTGCAAACCAGCCTTGCAACTGGCGTTGCTGATGATCAATTAAGACCAGCATTACAAAGACTTGCAGTATCTACAAAAGATACAGAGCAAGCACAAAAATTATTAACACTTGCTTTAGATATTAGCAAAGCATCAGGTAAAGATTTAGAAACTGTTACAAATGCTTTAGGTAGAGCTCAAGATGGAAATGTTACTTCACTTGGCAGATTAGGTCTTGGCTTATCAAAGGCTGAATTATCTACTTTAACATTTACTGAGGTTCAACAGAAACTTGCTGATCTTTATGGTGGCGCAGCAGCTACAAATGCTGAAACATTTCAAGGAAAGATCGATCGCTTAAAAGTAGGATTTGATGAAGCGAAAGAATCACTTGGCACAGCCTTACTTCCAGCAGTAGAGCAATTTATTACTTTCTTGAACGATATAGGCATTCCAACCTTAAACGCTTTTATTGCTGGCTTAACTGGTAATGGTGGACTAAATGAAGGCTTGAGTGAAACCCAAAAAGGTGCTGAAAGTTTTGGTCGAGCAATTGGCGTAGTGTCAGGGATTATTTCAGGATTTATTACATTCTTGCGTGAAGCAATAGGCTTAGTCGTATCTCTAGCAAATGAGTTAATTAGGGTTGTAAATATAATTCCCGGAGTTAATATAGGATCATTGCCTAATCCAGCGCCGTCAGCTAGTAGATCATCACTTCCAAATGTGCCAACTCCAAGCGGATCAACTTTTGGCGGTCGTGGTATGGGTCAAATTAACAATATAACAATTAACGCAATTGATGGCGAAGGTGCTGCAAGAGCTGTTGCTAAAACCTTAAATGCTCAATCTGCTAGAAGTGTCAGCGCATTAAGGGATAGATAATGACAGTATTTACACCAGACTGGAAATTAACTGTCGGTGGGGTCGATTATACTGACATAGCAATAAGCGATATTCAGCATCAAGCAGGTCGCACAGATATTTATCAACAGCCACTTCCATCATATATGCAAATCAGTTTGGTGGCTTTATCTGGACAAACTTTACCTTTTGACATAAATGATTCATTTGATTTACAGGTCAAAGACTCAACTGGATCTTATGTAAGTTTGTTTGGTGGAGATGTTACAGATGTAACTGTTCAAGTGGGTGCTACCGGAGCATCAGCCACAGTTATAGAATATACGCTTTTGGCAATGGGATCTTTAACTAAATTAACAAAAGAAATTTGGGATGACAACATTTCGCAAGATGAAGATGGCGACCAAATCTACACAATTCTTTCTAGCGTATTACTTGGAACTTGGAATGATGTGCCATCAGCTACAACTTGGGCAACTTATGATGCAACCGAAACTTGGGAAGATGCAGTCAATTTAGGACTTGGCGAAATCGATCAGCCTGGTCTTTATACCATGACTGCTCAATCTACAACTGTGGACACTATCTACAACATTGTTTCAGATATTGCTAATTCAGCATTTGGATATATTTATGAGGACAATCAAGGCAATATCGGTTATGCCGATGCAGACCATAGACAGAATTATTTGCTAACAAATGGTTATGTTGAATTAGATGCTGGTCATGCATTAGGTGCAGGATTATCTACGATCATGAGATCAGCAGATGTTCGTAATGATATTTTTATTAATTATGGCAATAATTTTAATTCACAGGTAACAGCCATAGACACAGATTCAATTGCATTATATGGCTACAAATCCGAAAGCATTAATTCTAGAGTTCAGGGTGCTGTCGATGCTCAAGCTATTGCCGACCGATACATAGCCCAAAGAGCTTATCCAATCCCAGCATTCCAATCGATCACATTCCCAATTACTAACTCAGAAATAGATGACGCTGATAGGGATGATCTACTAGCTGTATTTATGGGAATGCCAGTAGATATTCAAAACCTGCCTGCTCAAATTTCAGGTGGGGCATTTCAAGGTTATGTTGAGGGCTGGTCATGGAGCACTAGGTTCAATGAACTGTTTCTCACAATCAATGTTTCCCCAGTTGCATTTAGCCAAGTGGCTATGCGTTGGAATACAACCCCAGCCACCGAGGCATGGAACACATTAGACCCAACTTTAACTTGGGAATACGCTACAATAATCTCATAGGAATAGGATAAAATGGCAACCACTACTAATTACAGCTGGACTACACCAGACGACACCGATCTGGTCAAAGATGGTGCAGCAGCGATCCGATCACTTGGAACTGCAATCGATAGCACAGTATTCACTAATGCAGGTGCAGCAATCAATAAAACTATTGTTGATGCTAAAGGCGATTTAATTGTTGGAACCGCAGCAGATACAGTAGCAAGATTAGCTTCATCAGGTGTTAATGGTGAGGTTTTACAAGTTGATACTTCTACCGCGACTGGTTTGAAATATGGAGCTGTCGCAGCTGGATCAAATTGGTCTTTATTAAATGCAGGTGGCACAGCATTAACAGGCGCAACAACAATAACAGTTTCGGGAATAAGTGGTAAAGATAAAATTTTAGTTTTTGTAGCTGGAGCAAGTTCCGTAAATGCACAATCTACATTTACTATTAGATATAATGCCGACAGTGGAAGCAATTATTATACAGTTGGTGCCTTAAACACTTACGATGTTACATATGCAAGCAGTAATTTTTCTGCTTTTGAAGGTGGTTCAGATACATCAATTACTCTTGGAAGAATGTCTAATGCAGTAAATAGTAGAGTTAGTGGTTCTGCTTTATTAACTGGATGTAATGCCGCTGGATTAAAGGTCTATCAAATAAGTTCAGGAGCAATTCAAGGTTCTTCTAATGGTCCGCACCAAACTGTTTGTGTAAGTGGATACTATAATAGCGCATCAACAATTTCTTCTGTTTCAATTTTAAGTAGCACAGGTAATTTTGATGCTGGCACAGTCTATGTTTACACAAGCGCATAAGGAGTAATAATGAAAATAATTGAAAAAGAATTTAATGCTATAACTGGTGAGGAAACAATTACCGAACGCGATGAAACTGCTGCTGAAAAGAAATTAAGAGAAAAATTAGAAAAAGAGATTACAGCAGAATTAGCCAAAGCACAGGCAAAAGAAGCGCAACGACAAGCAATTGCAGATCGTCTTGGTTTAACTGCTGACGAACTTCAAATCTTACTTGGCTAATGAAGCCATATTTATCTAAAGCTGCCGTTACGCTACGCAACCAAATAAATGAAACATGGTTGGATCGCGATAAGCGAAGTGATGGGTGGATTTCTGATAGTAAACATGCACTTCGAAAATCGGATCATAACGCAAGACCCGACACAGGAGAAGTTTGTGCGCTCGATATTGACGCTGGCTTATCTAACGAGCAAGGGATTAGTTATGCTCTGGCAGATCAGCTTCGACTCACAGCAAAAAAAGATAAGCGTATATCTTACATAATCTTTAGTAAGAAAATCTGCTCAAGTAAATCATTATGGCGATGGGTCAAATATCGCGGCATCAACCCACATGATAAGCACATCCATATTTCATTCAAACCAAATCAAAATGGCAAGAAGTTCGACATCCCACTACTGAAAGGCAATTAATGAAACTATCTAAAAAACACAAAGCAGCGATTAAGTCATATTTGAGAGCTGTGGCAGCTAGTGGAATTACAGTTGCCCTAGCAATAGTGGCTGACATTCATCCAGCCTATGCAACTATGCTTGGTGCAATTGTTGCGCCTATTGCCAAAGCGTTAGATCCAAAATCAGGGAGCGAAGCTGATTATGGAATCAATGCGTCATGACCGCAAACGAATGGGTTGGCATAGCCGTTGGAGTAAGCGCCGTATCTACAAGTTTATTACTGGGTCTGCGATGGGTTATTAAATCTTACTTACAGGAACTAAAACCCAATAGCGGAAGTTCAATAAAAGATCAAATTACTAGACTTGAACAGCGTGTTGATGATCTGTTCGTCTTAATTAGTAAGCGATAATTTTCTTATGGCGAACACACGAAAACGCACACCACGCAAAAAGGTTAATCGGAGAGTAGTTCGCCAAACTCCTGAACCATTATCAAAACTAGATCAATTCTATATTGCAAAGCATGAAATGTTTAGAGCTGCACGCAAGGCTGGATTTAATGAATCCTGTGCGCTTTACCTAATGGATAATCCTGAATCAATGCCTGACTGGATCGTAGGCGACAAAGGAATAATCCCAACTATTCCAACTCCAGATGAGGATGACGATTAAGCGATACTTGGTTATTTCGGATTTACAAATCCCATACCACCATGAAGTAGCTGTAAAGAATGTCATAAAGTTAGCCAAGCGAGAGAGGTTTGATAGTGTCCTTTGCGTTGGCGATGAAATCGATTTTCAAACTATTAGCCGATGGGCTGAAAAAACACCTTTGGCTTATCAGCAAACCCTTGACGATGATCGCAAAGCGACTCAAGATATTCTTTGGGCTTTAACCGAGCATTCCAAAGAAGCTCACATAATTAGATCAAATCACACAGATAGACTTTACAACACCCTATTGAAAGTCCCGGGCTTAATCAGCCTACCTGAATTACAATACGCCAAGTTCATGCAGTTCGATGATTTAGGTATAACTTTCCATAAGCAATTCTATGAATTTGAAAAAGGCTGGATCTTGGCGCATGGCGATGAAGGCAACATGAATCCTAACGCTGGACAGACTGCCTTAAATCTTGCCAAAAAGGCAGGTAAGAGCGTGGTTTGTGGTCATACCCATAGGCTAGGTATGTCAGCCTACTCAGAGGGGCTCTACGGGGCTTATAGACCCCTTTACGGGCTAGAAGTGGGCAACCTTATGAACCGCGCCAAAGCATCCTATACAAAGGGTTTAGCAAACTGGCAAATGGGCATCGCTGTGCTTGAGTGGAATGGCAAGAATATGACTCCAACCATGATCCCAATAAACAAAGATGGCAGCTTTACTTATAACAGGAAGTCTTATGGGGCGTGAAACCGATTATCACGAACGCACGATTGATGACCATATCGATGATCTTGAGGATCTTGGCGTTATCTAATCGTTATAAAACACGCCGTAAATAGTTAACTGAGTGTCCTTGCTTTAAGTCATACTTTCTGTATCAGACATTCGTCTGGTATTAGGGAGCGAACATGGAAATTGTAGGTTACGGATTTATTATAGGCTGTTTAATTGGAGCAGCTTTATATTTCTGGGATGAACACCGAAAGTCAGAAATTTACGATAATGGCTATTATGCCGGTAGAGCTGCTGGATGGAAGTCTTGCATAGATCATCAAGCCAAAATCCAAAAACTTAAATTAGAGCAGGTTTTTGATTATGACAAAAACTGAGGATCTGTTAAATGAAGTCATTGCTACGATCCAAGAGCGCGGAAGTGTCTATGGACATCCGTACTATAATCACAAAAGAATTGCTGGATTGTGGAGTGCATATCTTGATTTCCCAATCACACCACACCAAGCTGCTTTATGTATGGCGTTGGTCAAGGTTTCTAGGCTTACTGAAACTCCAGATCATTACGACTCAGTTAAAGACTTTATCGCCTACGGAGCTATCTATCGGAATGTGCTCGAAGCAGTCCAAGACCAAGATTTTGAATGGAAGGAATAATGTTTAACCTAGACAATTATGAAACAGTAGAATCGAGATTGGAAAAATGGCATGAGAAATACCCTGATAATCGTATCGAGACTGAACTCATTGAAGCGACTGAAAAGCGGTTCGTTGTATTCGCCAAGATCTTTAAGACTGAAGCAGATCCTAAGCCATGTGCAACTGGGCTCGCATTTGAGGTCATTACGGAGAAGGGTGTTAATAGCACATCTGCATTGGAGAATTGTGAAACTTCAGCGATCGGTCGTGCGCTCGCAAATGCTGGTTTCGCAGCTAAAGGCAAACGCGCTTCACGAGAGGAAATGGCTAAGGTAAATAATGCCGAGCCAAATCAATACGAAAAGAAATTACAGGAAAGGCGTTACGGAGCGCCTGGCACTAAATCAGCAGCAATTGAGGATGCACTTAGAGCTTCATTTGCAGTAGATAACAAAGTTGATGATCCGCAACAATGGTCTTTATCTGATGCTGTTGATGCAGTCGGTCATACAACTCCAAAAGAGCCACCAATGTGTGAACATGGCATGATCTTGAAGCAAGGTGTTGCAAAAACTGGTAAGCCTTATTATGGATATGTATGCAAGGCATCAAATAAGGAACATGCTATTTGGGCAAAAATGACAGCTAAAGGAAAATTCTATTTTGAAGGAGTTGAATAGTGGGATACATAGCATTTATAGATGGCAGCGGTTGGACTGTTGAATTAGATGACAATGGCGCACACTTGGTTAAATCAATAATCAAATGCGAAGCATGTGGTGATGATCGTGTGTTTAAGGACGGCACATGTTTTAGATGCCATGAGTTGATAAATCGTGATCCAGTTTAAGTGTAATGGCTGTAAGCGATCAACTGAGTTTATTGAGATCGAATGGAAAGATAAGCCAATAGGTCATTCGCTTTATCAATGCCGGGATTGTGGTTGTGTAGGCATAAAGAATGATGCTGAACAGGTGCTTAAACGCCATTCCGATAATGCAGTTAGTCGATGTAATGGCTGTGGGGCGTGGCAGTTTAGCGGTCTGGACTGTCATACTTGCTTATTGATTGGAGAATATGATGCCAACATATGAATACAGCTGTAAAGAATGCGGCACTTATGGATCAGTCCATCGAACTTACAAAGAGGATGATGGGGGTATGAATTGTCCTAAGTGTGGGCTAGACATGACAAGAATCTACTCAACAGTAGGGTTAGTCTTTAAGGGCGGTGGATGGGCTGGTAAAACCAAATGAGGGATTCAGACGAGCAATACACGCCTAGCTGGATATTTGAAGCTCTAAATGTTGAGTTTGATTTAGATGTATGTGCGCCCGAAGGTGGTGTTCAATGGATACCGGCAAAACGCCATTATTCACTCAAGGATGATGCCCTAAAACAAGATTGGGATGGATTTGTTTGGATGAATCCACCATTTAGCGAGGGCAAGATTTGGCATGAAAAATTTGCATCTCATGGGAATGGAATATGCATAGTTCCAATGGCTAAATCATTGTGGTTTTATGAAATGTGGAATCGCGACAATGTCAGCCTTTTAATGCCTAAGCCAAATGTTAAGTTTGAATTGCCGTCTGGTAAAACTAATCAAATCTTCATGCCGGTTATCTTAGCTGCTATGGGCTTAAAAGGTCGCCAAGCGTTGGTGCAAAGTAATCTAGGAAGGGTGCGATGATGGAAAGTGGTTACGCAGACACTTGGTTAGATGAGGATGATTTACGGATAGTGACATGCCGTCTGACCTGCGGTTATGCTAGATGATTTGGAGGCATATGATACGCTCTAGTTCGCATTCGCCCTCAAGGCGAAAAGGCGAGCCCCATGGGGGATTGCTCGCAAGGTGCACGCTAGTTGGGATCGCTCTATTTGTAGCACAATTCTTAGGCCTTGAAAGAGCTGAATCTCAAGAACTTAGAATTAATACATTAAAACAAATTACATTCCATAAGATGAATTATTCATTTAAAGAGTTCTATTGTTTAGATGAGTTATTACATAAAGAATCAAGATGGAACTACAAAGCCAAGAATCCTAAGTCAAGTGCATTTGGTCTATTTCAAATGATAGGTAATAAAGAGCAAGATCCAATAAAGCAGATTGATAAAGGATTAAAATATATTGAGCACAGATATGGCACAGCTTGTAAGGCGCTCGCGCACCATAAGATTAAGGGATGGTATTGAGTAGATCAGCAATAGGAAGTAGAAAATGGAATGACAAGATAAGGCCACGCATTCTAAAGCGGGATAACTACACATGCCATTATTGTGGTCAGTATGGTGATACTGTGGATCATCTAATACCGAGAAGGCTAGAAGGTAATGATAGTGATGATAATTTAGTTTGTGCTTGCCGTAAATGTAATTTCTCGAAAGGTGGCCGGTTTTTTGTGCGCTCACGGATAC